ATTTAATAAAGCTGAAGGTGTTACAATAGATTACGTTAACCCTGCTAATTTAGTTTACTCGTACACAAACGATCCTAATTTTCAAGACATATATTATGTTGGTGAAATAAAAGCTATAACCTTACCTGATCTTAAAAAAGAGTTTCCAGATTTAACTGATGAGCAGTTAGATAAAATAGCTAAATATCCTGGAAGAGAAGGTTATATGAGAGGGCCAAACAACAATAATGATTTAGTTCAAGTACTATACTTTGAATATAAAACTTATATTGATCAGGTGTTTAAAATAAAAAGAACAGATACAGGTTTAGAAAAAGCATTAGAAAAACCTGACTTTTTTGCACCACCACCAAGTGATAACTTTGATAGAGTATCAAGAAGTATAGAGGTGTTATTTACAGGTGCTAAAGTAATGGGTGTAGATGAAATGCTTAAATGGGAAATGTCAGAGAATATGACAAGACCTAACAGTGATTTAACTAAAGTTAATATGAATTACTGTATAGTTGCACCGCATATGTATCAAGGACGTATTGATTCATTAGTAAATCGTATAACAACGTTTGCTGATATGATACAATTAACATCGTTAAAACTACAACAAGTAATTGCAAGGATGGTGCCAGATGGTGTGTTTGTAGATGTTGATGGTTTAGCTGAGGTTGATTTAGGTAACGGTACTAATTATAATCCGCAAGAAGCTTTAAACATGTATTTCCAAACTGGTAGTATAGTTGGTAGAAGCTTAACACAAGATGGTGATCCTAATAGAGGTAAAGTACCAATACAAGAATTACAAACCTCAAGTGCTAACGGTAAAATACAATCATTAATTAATACTTATCAGTATTATTTACAGATGATAAGAGATGTAACAGGGCTTAATGAAGCAAGAGATGGTAGTTTACCTGAAAAGAGTACACTAGTAGGGTTACAGAAGTTAGCCGCTAACGCATCCAACACTGCAACTAGACATATATTAGATGCTAGTTTATATTTAACTCTTAGAACTTGTGAAAACGTATCACTTAGAGTAGCAGATATGATAGATTTTGATCTTACAAATGCTGCTTTAGTAAAAAGTTTAGGTAAATTTAATGCTGCAACACTACAGGAAATAGATACATTACACTTATATGACTTTGGTGTTTACTTAGATTTAGAACCTGAAGAAGAAGAAAAAGCTATGTTAGAGCAAAATATACAAATGGCTTTACAACAGCAGCAAATATATTTAGAAGATGCTATTGATATTAGAGAAATTAAAAATCTAACACTAGCTAATCAAGTATTAAAATACAAGAGACAACAAAAACAAGAGAAAGAACAAATACAGCAACAGCAAAATATTGAAGCTCAAGGTAAAGCTAATCAAGAAGCTTCAGAAGCAGCTGCAATGAACGATGTTCAAAAAGCTGAAGCTGTAGCTCAAACAGAAACACAAATAGAACAATCCAAATCTCAGTTTGAAATACAAAGAATGGAAACTGAAAACCAACTTAGGTTACAAATAATGGCTCAACAATTTGAGTATGATATGAAACTTAAGCAAATGGATGTGGATGCAAACACAAAAAAAGAAGCTGAAATAGAAGATCGTAAAGATGAAAGAACTAAAATTCAAGCTACACAACAATCTAAGTTGATAGAGCAAAGACAAAACGATACTTTACCAACTGATTTTTCAACACCTCAACAAGGTGGTTTAAGTTTAGATAATATCTAAACATTTATTAATTTTTATTATATTATATTATGTCAGAAGAAACACTAGAAGAAGGTACTTTTAAGGTAAAACTTAAAAAACCTAAACAATTAAGCAAACAAGATAAAACTATTAAAGTAGATTTATCTAAACCAAAAGAAGAAGTTACTCCTGTAGAAGAAACAGAGGTAAAAGATACACCTGTAGTTGAATCAACAAAGGTAGAAGAGCCAGTACAAGAGTCCAGCGAGGTTGCTGAACCAAAAGAAGAAAAACCTATAATTGAAGAAATAAAAGAAGAACCTGAAGAAGAGGTGATTTCTATAGGTGAAGAAATGGTACAATCATCAGAACAACCAGTAGTAAAAGTTTCAGATGAAGTAAAACAAGATATTAATCTACCTGAAAACATTGAAAAAGTCGTAGACTTTATGAAAGAAACAGGTGGAACATTAGAAGACTACGTAAGATTAAATGCAGATTATTCTAATGTAGATAACGATACTCTATTAAGAGAGTATTATAAACAAACTAAATCTCACTTAGATTCAGAAGAAGTTAACTTTCTTATGGAAGATAATTTTAAGTATGATGAAGAGTTAGATGAGGCAAGAGATATTCGAAAGAAGAAGCTTGCATATAAAGAAGAGGTTGCAAAAGCTAAAAACCATTTGGAAGGTTTAAAAGGTAAGTATTACGAAGAGATCAAGTTGAGACCTGGTACTACTCAAGAACAACAAAAGGCTGTAGATTTTTTCAACCGCTACAACGAAGAGCAAAACACAGCTCAACAACAACATGAAACGTTTAAGTCTAACACTAAAGATTATTTCAACAATGAATTCAAAGGTTTTGAATTTAGCGTTGGTGAAAAGAAATTTAGATATGGAGTTAAAAACGTTAATGATGTTGTCGATAGTCAATCGAACATTAATAATACGATCGGGAAGTTCCTGGATAAAAAAGGTAATGTTGCAGATGTCAAAGGTTATCACAAAGCTATGTACGCTGCCGATCACGCTGATACTATAGCACAGCATTTCTATGAGCAAGGCAAGTCCGATGCTATTAGAGATATTGCGGCTAAGTCAAACAACGTTGATACTAACCCAAGATCAAGAGCTCCTGAGGATGTTTTTGTTGGAGGGTTTAAAGTTAAAGCAGTGTCTGGTATTGATTCTTCAAAATTGACAATCAAAAAACGGAAATTTAACTAAAAATTATTATTAAAAATGGGACAAATTAATCCTGTATACGGCTCGATCGTGCCGTCACTACAACAACAAATCTTAAATAGCAACTACTTAAACTTTGCTAATGGAGGTGGAAATGACTTCGCTCAACAATACCTTCCTGAAGTTTATGAAGCTGAGGTTGAAAGATATGGAAACAGAACTTTATCTGGTTTCTTAAGAATGGTTGGCGCTGAAATGCCAATGACATCTGATCAAGTAATATGGTCAGAACAAAACAGACTACACATCTCTTACACAGGGTGTTCAGTAACAAGTGCTGGTGGAGCTGCAATCGGAATTATATCAATTCCTTCTACTGCTTCTGTATCACCTGTAACTGGTGGTGGTCAAACTACACCTATTCAAACAATTGGTGTTATTAACCTTAATGACACTGTAGTTATCATGAACACTGCAACTGGTGTTACAGTTAAAGCTGTAGTAGTTGTTGCTCCTGTAGTAGCTGCTGGTGGTGCACCTGCAACTCAAATACAAGTTACTTCATTTACTGCTGCTAACCTAAACTCTTTAGGTACTGCTGCTAACTTGAAACTATTTGTATATGGTTCTGTGTTTGCAAAAGGAACAGGGCAATCTCTTGCTGCTGCTCAACCACAGTTCACTCAATTCAACAACCAACCAATTATCATAAAAGACAGATACCAAATCAATGGTTCTGACACTGCACAAATTGGATGGGTTGAAGTTGCTACTGAAGATGGTACATCAGGATACTTATGGTATCTAAAGTCTGAGTCTGAAACAAGACTAAGATTTGATGACTACTTAGAAATGGCAATGATTGAAGGTGAATTAGCTTCTGCTACTGGTCAGTTTGCTGTACAAGCTGCTGCTGGTAACATTGGTAACACTGGATTTAATGCTGCTGTTGCTGCTCATGGAACGCAAGGTTTATTCCAAGCTATCCAAACAAGAGGTAACATTATGTCAGGATTCTCTGCTGCTACTGGTATCAGTGATTTCGATCAAATCCTTAAAAACCTTGATACTCAAGGAGCTATTGAAGAAAACATGTTATTCTTAAACAGATCGACTGATCTTGGTTTTGACGATATGTTA